TTAATCAATACTCCGGCCATACCACTCAACACGGCCTATGATGGCGATGTCGTCTTGGGCATTACTCAAATCTATTTCAAACGGTGCGTAACGTGGATTTTCAGACGTTACAAGCAGTTTGCCCGGTATACGTTGCACACGTTTGACAAAGAGGTCATTGCCTATACGCAAGACATATAGGCCGTCACGCGGGTCGGTTTCGGCGTGATTGATGAGAATGGAATCCCCATGATTGAGCACACCCTCCATTGAATCGCCTTTAACGGTAATTACAGACAGCTTTTCCGGCTGTTTGGTCACATAGTTGTCAATCCAATATTTCCGGAAAGCCAAGCAGAACAAAGGTTCTTCGCCGAAGACCGGTGCACCATACCCTGCTGCTGCGGCTACGTTGTAGCGCGGCACGAATACAAACTCTGACAAGTCGACAGGGTTGCCCATAGTGTCAGTAATTCCATCAGAATTTCTGCTTACAGAGAATGCCCCGGCGTTTTCTGGTCTGGCTTTATCAAGATACGGTAAGCCTTTGCCGGTCAGCAGCCAGTTCAAATCACACCCGGTAGATTCTTGAATCTTTATAAGGGTTTCAGTGTTTGGAAGGCCGTCGTTATACCAAATCCGGTTAAATCCGGGCGGGCTCATTCCAATATCTCTTGCAATAACCGCAGGCTTTGGGTTATCGCGCCATAAGTAGGTCAATCTTTCTTTAAAAGTATTCATAAGTTATCTCTATATGTGGTTGCATACATAAAAATATCTATGCAACTTTCTATGCAACTAAATGTATTTGGTTGCATAAAATTAATTCGTTTAATAAACAAAAACATACAGAAAACCTAAGCGAAAGCTTATATTTTTCTCTATGCAACCGCTTTACATATTATCTGGTTGCATATATTATTCAATCAACCAAGAACAAACGGTTAGAAAAACGGTTTAACGTATGGAGTAAGTGAAATGGTACAAAAAAACGCAGATTGGCACCGCGCAGATATTGTTGCAGCACTCAAAAAACGTGGTTGGTCAGTAAGAGCTCTTAGTGTTGCATCCGGCTTGTCACCAAATACATTGAAAGGCGCATTGCAATTCCCTTATTTGAAAGGAGAAAAAATCATTGCAGATGCAATAGGCGTCCCACCTGAAGTAATTTGGCCGACACGCTATGAAGAACGTAATTTCAAGCCAGTATTAAGTGCTTCGCACTAATTATACGCAGATGTTTAAAAGAAATCATGCAAATGATTACAAATGAACTAAAAGCGGGATAAGTGGAGTTTTATATGCAAACAGATAGTCTTTCATCATCAGAACTCGCAAATTTACGGTTGCCAAATCTACAAGTATCAAGACAGGCGATTGAGAAGCGAGCCAAGACACAAGGCTGGCCGTACATCGAAGAAGTTGGCAAAGCGCGTGGAGGCCGTCTGAAAAAATACTTAATCGCTTCCCTCCCTGCCGAAATCCGAGCAGCCATCATGAAACGGCAGTCGGACGAGCTGGCGGAGAAGATGCCGAAAACCCTGCCCCAAGTCAGACCGGGGACGGCGATGTCGGCTCAGGCACTGGCTGAAGCGGCCAAGCTGTTGAACGAGAAACAACGGTCGGTGGCGGATGCGCGATGTGCGGTGGTGGCGGCGGTGTTGGGGATTAAATATCAATACGGTTGCTCTGCGAAGGCTGCGGTGGCTCAGTTTTTGGGCTTGCTGGCAGAAGGTAAATTGGACGCGGTCACGCTAGGGAATTTGGAAAAGGCCAATGACCGCAGCCGGTCGGCAAAGGTTGGCGAACGTACTTTAGACGGCTGGATTTCTGCTTATTTGAAAGCGGAAAACGCGACAGAGCGGTTGGTTGCTTTGGCTCCGAAGACGACGAAGGTGGTTAAGCCGATTGAGAGCTATGGTTGGTTGCCGATGTTTATGCAGTTTCACAATATCCCGTCCGCGCCGAAACTGGCACACAGCTACCGACGGTTTGTGCAGTGGGCCGAGGCGGAAAATATGCCGGTCAATGATGTGCCTAACTTGAGTATGGTGCGGCGCGTTTGGGAAAAGCTCCCGCTGATTATGCAGGAGCGCGGCAGGAAAACGGGGGCAGCTTATAAATCGCTGCTGCCTTATGTGAAACGTGATTGGGGGGCTTTGAAGCCGAACGATGTTTGGATCGGCGACGGCCACAGCTTTAAGGCGAAGGTGGCGCATCCGGTACACGGCAGGCCGTTTAAGCCTGAAGTTACGGTGATTATTGATGGTTGTACGCGGTTTGTGGTGGGATTTTCGGTGTCGCTGGCGGAGAGCTGCGTGGCGGTATCGGACGCGCTGCGTATCGGGGTCAAGCACTATGGTTTGCCGATTATCTATTACTCGGATAACGGCGGCGGCCAAACCGGCAAGACGATAGACCATGAAATCACGGGTATTACGTCCCGACTTGGTATCCGGCATGAAACGGGTATCGCGGGCAATCCGCAAGGACGCGGCATCATTGAGCGATGGTGGAAAGACAATCTTATTGAGATGGCGCGGCAGTATGAGACGTTTGCGGGCGCGGGGATGGACAGCAGCACGAAGAACCTGATGTACCGCAAGATGGAAAGTGCTTTTAACGCTTGGGAAAAAGGCAAGGATTTGACGGAGGAACAACAGAAATATTTGAAAAAACTGCCGAGCTGGTCGCGCTTTATCGCGGATGTGGTCAAGTGTATCGACGAATACAACAACCGCCCGCACGGCGAGCTGCCCCGACATCCTGACGGCGGGCATTATACGCCGAAGGCTTATCGGGAAATGAGGCTGGAACAGGACGGTATCGCGCCGGATATGTTGTCGGCGGAAGAACTGGCGACGATGTTTATGCCGCAAGAGGTGCGAAAGGTACAGCGCGGTTGGCTGGATTTGTTCAACAACTCTTATTTCTCAACTGAGCTGGCGGAGTATCACAAGGACGAGGTACGGGTCAGCTACGATTTGAGCGATGCGTCGGCGGTCAATGTGTTTGATATGGACGGCAAGTTTATCACTAAGGCGCAGGCCAACGGCAATACCCGCGAGGCTTTCCCGACGGCTCGTATCGACCAACTGGCGGAAAAACGCCGAAAAGGCAAAATCAAGCGGGCGGAAAATGCAATCAAGCTCGCAAACGCGGAAGTCAATCCGGCTTTGGAACAGGCTGCGGTTTGGGACGAGCTGGGACATTTGGGCGGAAACGTCATCGAGGCGGAGTATGCGGTATTGCCGAAAACGGGCACGGACGATTTTGTGCTATTTGAGGCGGATAGAAGTTAAAACGGTTTTAAACCTCTTTTAAAAGGACTAAAAAAATGAAACAAATCAATCATACATTGCAACAAAAACTGGCTGAATTTAAAGCCAAATCAGGCATGAACCAAACCCAACTGGCACGCGGTATCGGTACTTCGCCGGCATCCATCAGTATGTATCTGAACGGCACTTATGCGGAAAAAGGCGGCAATTATGAAACCATCGAGCCGAAAATCGAGGCGTTTTTGGAGATGCAGGACAGTAAAGCGCAACGTGAAGAGCTGGTGTTGGGTTTTGTATCGACTAAGACGACACGCCGAATCGCGGAAGTGATGCGCGATGCGCACGAAGGTGGTGAAACGGTGGTGATCTACGGTCAGGCCGGCTTGGGCAAGACGCAGGCGGTCAAAAACTACTGCGAGAAAAACCCCGCGGCCATCTTGATTGAGGCTAATCCGAGCTTTACGGCTTTGGTCTTGATGCGCAAGTTGGCGACTGCGGCGAAGGTATCAGCGATGGGCAGCCTGAATGATTTGTTTGAGTCTGTATCTGACCGCCTGCGCGATTCGGGCCGTCTGATTGTGGTCGATGAAGCGGAAAACCTGCCTTTACGCGCCCTTGAAATTGTACGCCGTCTGCACGATGAGACTGGCTGCGGCTTGGTATTGAGCGGTATGCCACGACTGGTTGCGAATTTGCGCGGTAAGCATGGCGAGCTGGTGCAACTTTATAGCCGCGTGTCTGTTGCGCTGAATTTGGGCGAATCTTTGCCGGATGACGAGCTCTTTGAGATTGCGAAAGCGGCTTTGCCTGATGCGGACGAAGAAACGCTCCTGGAACTGGTTAAACATAGTAACGGCAATACGCGCCGGATGAGCAAATTGATGCGCGGCGCGGTACGCACGGCGAACAAGAACGGTATCAAGATGCAGGCCGGTATCGTTAAGAAATACAGCTCCCTGATTATCCGATAAGAAAGGCCGTCTGAAATGAGACACGAATATGCGGTACACGCCGGAGTCTATGAGGACACTTGGCACGATTATGAAACCCATAAACGGCGGAAGATTTGGCGTGCGGATATACGCGGCAAGCGCAAAGAAGGCTTTGCATGGTTGCAAATCCGCCGACTACGGAAACGCTTCGAGAGCAAAGAGGAAGCCAAGGAATGGGCGGCGCAGGTTAAGGCGGATTGGGTACGCAATAATTTTTTTGCCTTGAAAAAATATTAAGTAATTGATTTATAAGGAAATAGGAAAATGTCTAATTTGTTTTGCGAACGGAAAACCAAGTGGATCGGTTTGGCTTTTTGGTTGTTGTTTTGGGCGGTCTTGGCGGGAACGATGCTGCATAGCTGCTCTAAGCCGGTGGTGTCGGCGGCGAAGTTGGAAATGTCGCGCCGCGAGCGGATGGCGGATTTGGAGGCTCAAGCTTTGGGCGAGCAATACGAGTCGATGAGTACGGAGGAAAAAATGAAAGGGATTGTTTATGAGCGATAAGCCATTGAGCCCTACGGCGAAACAAGAGGCTTTGGATCGGGCGGTAAAGGAAATCCGCGCGAAATATGGCGATAAGGCGATTGTGAAAGGATGTGTGAAATGAGTTTTGGACGACGTAATACGGATTGGCAGGCTTGGGGACAACACCGCAGGCGTGCGACGGCGCGAATGGCGCAAAAAAACAGAGAGCGCGAAATTGAGGAATATCAGGCGCGTTTCAGACGGCCTGCCGAGAAGAAGGAGGAGAAAAAATGATTTGGTTTGTTGTCGGATTGGCGGTGTTGGTGCTGCTGGGGATTTGGCTTGAAATGCTGGCCCGAATCGTCGTGTTGCACATGATAGGTGAAGGCCATGACGGGTATGACGACAATTAAAACGGTAAGCCGTTGATGTTGCTCTATATTTTTTTGCCTTGTTGAAAATATAAGGTATTGATTTAAAAGGATTTAAGAAATGAATCAAAAAGAAATTGCAGAATGGATCGAAGACCGTGGCGAGCTGATGTTGATGAAGAAGGACGGCGAGGGATTTGTGATTGCTGCGCGGTCGCCGGACGGGATGTGGAAGACTGCCGAGGCGGAAACTTTGGCTCGGGCGATAACTTTATGGGAGGAAGTGTGATGGACATTGAGCAATACAACCCTAAAAAAGACCCTAAATACATTGGCTATATTTTCCGATTTTTGAAGAAAAAATCCAAACTGCTTGAAGCTTCGGGAGCTTATCCGCGAATTGTTAAGTTTAAAGATGGGTTCGGCTGGTATATCGGCTGGTTTATTGAAGACGGTCTTGGAGACTTTATTGGCAGCAGGATTTATTACAGCTCCGAAAAAGTTGAGACATTTTGTTTTGTGAAAACCCCTGAAACAGAGGTGGTTACCGAAGTCAAATGGGACGAATACGAACGTATCGGAGGGTGTGCATTAACTGAATGGCATCACAAATGGATTTATGCCAATAAACAATTACGCAAATGCCGCCACTGCGGAAGATGGGAACGGAAAGCCGTCAAGACCGTTAAGACGGTTGAACGTCGAACATTATGGGAGAGCGAGTCATGAACATCAAATGCCCGAACTGCGGGGCGGTGCATAGCCTGGACAGCTTAATCAATGACGCAGACGCATCAGCGGTATTAAAGGCTGTGTTGGAGATGGATGCTGAAATGGGCAAGGCGGCGATACGGTATATCGGTTTGTTCCGCCCTGCCAAGTCCCAGCTCTCTTGGGCGCGTACCGCAAAACTGCTGAATGAGTTGCTGCCGATGATTAAGGCGCAGGAGGCGGCACGCGACGGGGTTTGTTTCCCCGCACCTGCCGAGGCTTGGATTCATGGCTTTAACGAGACGGTCAATGCACGCGACCAAGGCCGTCTGAAAACGCCGCTGAAGTCGCACGGCTACCTGTATGAAATCCTTGCGGGCTGGGTTGGCCAGCCAAGCGCAGGGAATCAGACAAACCAACCCAACCGCCGCGCCACACTACCGGCCAACCCCAGCCAAACCTTGACCGCAGCCGCATCGCTGCAAGGACTGAAGAAATGAAAGAACTACCTACCCAACTGCATAACGCCATGATCGACGGCCTGACCATGCTTTTGACCCTGCGTCTGAGCGGTTCGCCGGCTGCCGATACTGTGGCCGCGACTGCGCAAACATGGAGCCGTGTATTGGCGCACGGCCGGGCGTGGGACGAAGCGCGAGATGTATCGCGCTTTCAGACGGCCTTTATGGTGCTGGCGAATGAGACCAACCGCTGGCCGAGTCCGAAAGACTTTTTAGACAAGCTGCCTCCACCGCCGGAGCCGTTGAAGCTGGAACACCATTACCACCTCACGGAAGAGGGAAAAGCGAAGGGAAAATCGGCTTTAAGCCGCATACAGGGCGTAATTAAAGAGGTGTTAAGAGACAAGTCACTTATACCGCCTTCGGCTGAAACCGCCACCGAGCAGATTTTGAGACACCGCGCGAAAGTTGAGGCACTTGCCCAGCGCGAACGCGAACAAGGCTTGAGCAAGCCGAAATGTTAAACCCAACCCGAAAGGAAAAGAAAATGGCTAAAACCCGAATCAAACAGCCCGCGATCGAAGCGGCACAAGACAAAGCGGAAGTTACCGCATTTATCCGCCAAATCGGCGACTTGCAGCGCGAAGTCAAACGCCTGGAAACCGAAGCTGGAGACAAAAAAGCGGTCATCGAAGAAGAATATGCCGCCAAAGCCGCGCCGATGTGTGCCGAAATCATGAGCCTGACCGAACGTGTGGCCGCATACTGCGAGGCACATAAGGACGAGCTGACGGAAAACGGTAAAACCAAAACCGTGGACTTTACCACCGGCCTGATTAAATGGCGCATCCGTCCACCATCCGTCAAGGTAACGGGCGTGGCCGCCGTCTTGGCATGGCTCTCGGAGAAATCCGCCTTTGCCGAGTTTGTCCGTACGAAGAAGGAAATCGACAAAGACGCCATCCTGAATCAAAAAGAGCGT